TTGCTCTTTCCAAAGTATTGTACAAAGCAATTCTTTCACCTTCTGGAGCATCTTGTAACCCATACTTGGAATCCTGGGTAACCATTGAAGCTGCAAGTTGTCTTGCATTTGTAGAAAGGAAAGGATACAATCCTGCGCGTATGACTTGTGTACCAAGTCCGCTTTCTACAGGAGGTTCTGGATCAGTAGGACCTCCGTTTCCAAAGGTAATACCTCTTTGGGTAGTAGGTCCTGTATACATGTTGGAAGGAGCATTATATGATACCCTTGGTACGGTACTTCTTACTCTTCTGTATTCATCAGTAAGACTTCCTCCGTCACCATAAAGGCTTCTTCCTTCTTCAGGAAGGGAATACTTCTTAACGCCCTGTGAATAGTTGGATGGATACTTGGCTTTCTTCGGCATGTTGCCTTGAGCCGAAGTATCTAGTATCTTAGGAGTCGGGTTGCCCTTTAGGACATCCAATGTCTGTTTTAGCGTAGCACCACTGTCAAGACCCATTGCATATTCGGGCCATGTAGGTCCTCCGTGCACAACGTGCGAACCATACGCATATCCTGGATATTGTCCGTAATAACCGTAACGCCTGTCAAGATCAGTCCATCCTCCTGATTTGTATTCACGTGGAGTCCTGTCAGAAGCTATGTAGTATTGTTTGTCAAGGTCTTTCCAATAAGGAAGGGTAAGTCCTCCGTTTGCAAGTTTAGGTACAGGGCTTTTGAATGTAGACTCGAATACTTTTTCACCGTACTGGTCTACGAAATCCTGCACAGACATCTTACCTGACGGGCCCCATACGTAAGCATCCCTTGAATCCATTCTTGGCTCTGCCATTTCAGTAGGGTAATCCGAAGACATCTGCGGCTCAATTTCAGGTTGTGGCGAACTCAAAGAAACAGAAGTTGCCTCACGCATAGGAGCCTTCATTGTAACAGGTTCTACTCTTTCAGCCATGTAAGGCTTTACATTTGAAGCATTTCCTATACTGCTTTTTAAATAGTCTATATTCCTGTTAACCCTGTTTCCTACCTGTTTGGCATATGCTGAATCGCCTATCTGCTCGGCAGCTTCCGCATAATCATTGTTTAAAAGGGCGGCTTTCATTTTCTTGAATCCATCAAACCTGCTTTCACCCATGTTGAATAGCATGTCAGTGACTACATGCTTGACGTCATCAGGAAAAGAATCGAAGTTTTCAAACTTTGATTTAGCCGTTTCAAAAGATTCCTTATAGATCTCTTCAAGTATGGGTAAGGACTGGGCTTTAGTCATTGAAACCTTGCCTTTTATCATACCGTCTACATCAAATCCACGGCTTAACAGTTTCTTACGTATTATAGGCTCTTCCAGGTTGAACCCATACCCTATGGTAAGTATCCCTTTGGTATCAAGGTAAGCTTTCTCTTCAAAACCTTCATTACCACCTGTCACGGCAGCCCATTTCCTAAAATCATAAGAAGGTTTTTTTTCTTCTTGCGGTATTGAGGTTAATAAGTTAGGTCTCATTGTTATCTTGAGTTTGCTGTAAATATGGCTTTTGCGTTATGGGCCACTAATTTGTAATTGTCAAGGTTGTCATATACCAGATCAATTATGAACCATTTGTCCTTGAACCTTCTTGTTATGGAAGGACGCACGACACTTAGATTTGACGCATCGAATATAGGCTGTGTAACATCAAGCACCCTGTCGGATGGAACTTTGATGTTCCATATGGTCTTGTGTTTCCTTGCAAGTCCGGGAACCAGTTGGATGAAATCACTGTTTTGGTAATTGTCATAGACACGCATCCTGTCAAAGAACTTGTACATCATGGGTTGTGCAAACAACTGTTTGGTTACATCGAATACTTCAACTGAAACCTCAAGGTTGTTAAGCACCTTTTCAATCGTAGGAGTTTCGTTTATTACAAAACTTATTGTTGATTGTGCAGGGGCTTCATCATAAAACACAGAGTAATCACCGTAATGATGCACATACATCGAACTAGGAGATAATGGAGTATCAAGATTAGCCGGTACGGAGAATATGTTTGACTTGTCGTTTATGTAAACAGTAGGATGGTGTGTATATCTTCCTACGAATCCTTCGAACAATTCATTGAATACCAATGTAAAAGGATTAGGAGGCATTGTACGTCCGTCCCTTAATACGTTTGAAGGTTGTACAAACGTCATGTAGAATTCATTGAACCTGTAATCATAGGTACTATGTACTCCTTGGAATATATAAGGATTGTCGTCAGTCTGTATGATACCGTCTGTTTCCTGGTAAAGAAACGCGTGGTAACCTTTGATATCAGAAACAGGTTGTAGTTCACCGGGTTTATACCGCATGAGTTTACGCGCAAGAGTATCAAACCATATCATAGTATAATCCGATACACTCATACTGAACTGATGCTTCGTACCAGTCTTGGTCGATATGTAATCATAACGCTCAAGCAATCCTGTTGAACCAAGGACAAGATCCGATTCGCCTTGCGCGTCGGTAATGAGTTTTTGCTCGTCAACCTGCAGCGTACCGAATCCTTTGTCTTGGATAAAGTAAAGTTTGTCTTGGAAAACCACAAGGTTGTTCAAAGGACCATAAGCAGATTCTACATCCTTGAACGCACCTGCTTTGTATATACTCCAGGATTCTATCAGTTCACCGTCTATCTTATTCTCAGAACGCCATACCCTGCAATCAAATGTTTCAGTAGGTATTGTCGAAGGATTGAATGGGAAGTACCTGTATATGCCTTTGCTATTATGGATATACACAGGATCAAGTCCGAAATATTCAGCCGCTTCTATCCTATTTGATCCAAGGTTACCCTCAGGATTTCCTACCAACCAACTGAGTTTATTAGGTACGTTTCCACCATTTTCAAAAGCTGTAGCAGAGTATGCTTCATCTTGACGTACTCTTCTATAACCTATCGGAATGGAAGTTTCAAAGGACCTGGTGAAAAACTTGCTCCTGCATTTTTAACTGCTTGGTGTTCTGAATTATTAAAATGGTCTGTTATCTTATCAAACAATTCAATTACCGTATCACCTCCAAATACTATCGTATCTACAGATCCTCCACTAAGATTTACAAAATTTCCACAGCTGATATATTCATTTAGACTTCTTGTAAAGTAAGTGTTACCTCCATAAGGTAAAGGAGGTGATTTTTTGTAATTAGCTATGTATGTGCGATCTGAATCCCATATGTCGTCTTTTATCAACATTGTACGGATACCACTGCCATTTTCAGCAAAATCCGGTACTGCCTCATTGTAATCAAGTTCAAGTACGTTGCATCTTGCCAAAGCACTCATATGATGCTCTGCTTCATTTCCAGGTCCTGCGCCCGGATTTAAATTTTGTCCATCACATCCATAACCGTTTCTCCACGCAGGCGGATCTACTGAAAAAGCAGTAGGAAGACAAGGAGCTATTTTCTTTGACCATGGAGCTGTGGTAGTAAATATTTCTTGTTGGGCATTCCAATATTTACTATCATTATCAAACAATCTTACTACTTTGTATGGGTTGTTAGTACCTCCCCCAACTCCAGTATATCCTTTTATTACTGTAGGAATACCCGGGGTTTCTATGAAATCATAATATTTCCTGAATGTCGCCCAATACTCAATTTCTTTATTATCATTACAAGTGCCAGGAGGGTTAAAATCATCAGCATAACCACCATCTGCTGTAAAATATTCCGAAATGTCAGCATTATACCAACCGAAATACCCTGTGTTTTGTGTTGAGTTGTAGATACTTACTATTTCAACAGTGTCCGTTGCTCCAGGAGGGGATAAGACTGTTTCATTTATAACGCTTCCTGTAGGATCAAGAAACCTTACTGTCTCAGGGCTATGAAAAGACCATACTATTCCCGTACCTGATGAAGTAGGATACGTATAGTTATGCGCGTTTTTAAAATTCCTAGGATTTCCATTAGGATCTACAGGACAAAGGAATTCCCATTTATCTGCTTCAGCCCAACAACCAGCAGCGGTATATGAATGTCTGAATAATCCTTGTCCAATTACATGTTTGTCTCCTTGGGTACGTTCTGTTCTTACAATTGAAGCCGTCTGATAATATGAATCAGAAGGTACATTTTTAAATGTAAATCTTATTCCAAGCGCATTGCCGTAAACATATTGAGTCGCTGTTGTATAACTTGTAGGCCGTGTGTTTAAAACATCTCCGTTGGGATAAGTATAATTTACAGTACTTCGTGGTTCAGATCCTGTAGAAGTAAACAATGCTCCAGCAGTAGTATCAGGCATGTATATGTGAGGCATCCTTATATCGGCCGCCCAATTGACAAACGTAGGATTGTCAAGTTGATCGTAAAAGACTACACCAAACCTGTAAAGCTCATCACGCGTATATCCTTCATACAACCCGTAATTAAAAGGAGATTGGAAGTTGGAGTATGTCTGGCTCTGAGCAGTAAAATCCGTCCAGGATATGTTTTCAAACGTAGTAGTAGTTTGACCAGGTGTGGTAAAAGGTCCGTTTTGAGCTAAAAAATTAGAATTACTATTAGTAAATACAATCGTATCAAGATTCATATCTGTCTTTGTTATAAAGACATAACTCATATTAGGACCTTCGCCTCCTAACACATTCGAGTTTGGAAGATATAGGAAGTTCTGGTCTGAAGTAGGATCCTGGTCATCATAGTCTTGGATGCAGTCATAATCTTCCGGAACATCATAAGGTGTGGTTGCTACACCGTTTATTTCAGTAATCTGGAAATTCAGCGTTGAATCTATTGTATAGGTATTTGCTGAAGCATCACGTATTGTAGTAGTAGTACTGTTTATCGGGAATCTGTATGTCCTTGTATCAAAATCCACTTTCTGACTGGCAATTGTAAGATTACCTAGGAACAATGTCTGTTTCTTTGCGGCAAGTGTCTTACATCTTTTTATAGCCGTAGTGAAGGCAGTAGCTTCATCAAGTGTTATGATGACCTTGTCTTCATTGCCAGTGATAAACGTATCGATCTTACCGTTTGCAGGAATGCCGAGTTGTTTGACTAGCCGTATCTCAGGAAGATCAACATTGTTCTTATACCATACAGTTGCAAGTTCAATTGTGTTATATTCAGTATCTATGTTATCAATTTGTACACGGATAGATTTAAACGAATTGATTCCATTAGGATCATCTACAGTTTTATCAGGGTAATATCCTACAGCAGCAACTCCTTCCCTGGCATCTAATATGGGAAAGGCGACTGAAGTACGGCTAAACCTTGTTTCAGAACCATTGAGGTTGAGTAATCTGTACATGACAAAATAAACCCCTGCATAAAGAGCTCCGTCGGATATTCCTGTTATCCTTGCAGGCTCCATGTTCAAAGACGGAATAAGGTTAAGTTGTTCTACTGTAAGCGCCGCTGTAATGGAATCACGTGACGGTGCTACATTTATCTGACGCGGTACATTGAAATTGTCTGTCCAGTATATCTTCTGGATATTCTCGTTTTCATACCTTCCTTCAATCATTCCCGGGTTAGCTACGGGTTTTTGAATAGTCACATTCATCTCATTGTTGTAAACGAGTTGTAATGTGTAATTCAAAGGATCCGAAGGAGACAATGATTTATCATAGTCAAGACGCCACCATTGCCCAAGTGATGTGTATGGAGGCGGGTCTACATCGGGATTGAAAGTACCGTTTGTGGTAAGAAGATATATGGTGTCACGGATAGTGCACCAACCTATTATCTTTAAAGCGGTTTGAGTAGGACGGGCAAGTAAAAGTGAAACCTTTGAAGTCACATCAACTGGAGGCGGCCCCACCTCTGTTGCGACAAAGGAACTTATTCCTGAAAAAGTTCCGCGTATTATAAGCTTTGTATAATTCGAAGGTAACAGTATTTGCGCATTGTATAATGCATGCAAAGAATTCAATGTATACGTAAGCAACTGTGTTTTGACCGCTCCGTAAAAAGAAGCTACTCCCGAATAATTAAGGGTTATAGTTACACTGCTTGTAATCGAAGTTGCATAGTTTGTAATATTAAAAACCAAAGTGTAGACATGTCCTACAACCAGTTCTTCCAATAAGATCAATTCTATCTCGGCAGGAGTATCGGGAATTTCAAGAATCTTGGTATTGCCTTTTATATTGGTGCGTACGGCAAGAGTCCCGCCTTCATCGGTGGTTATCCTGAAGTTTTGCGAATCGTAAAGTATGTCTTCCTTGGCTTTACTGAATGCAACATCACGGTTTACATTTCCACCAAAGTCTTTTATCTGTTCAGCCATTATTATCCAGAAACATTATCCATTAATATCTTCCTCTGTAACCAGGTAATGCCATATTTGCAAATGCAGTACGGAAATCCTGATTCCTGACAATCATCTTTGTAAACTGGCGGCGCATGGCTTCCATCTGGTTTACATCAGGCATCTTCAAATGTGAAGAAGCTGAAGCTATGTTCCATAACCAATCTTGTTCCGACTTGGCATATACCTTGTCGGTAAGCAGGTCTTGCCTCCACATGATATAGTCTATCTTGTATTGCAAATAACTTGATACTGCACGTTTGTATTTCATATCGTCAGGGATCAAAGGATACCCTTCATTGTCAAGTGGAAATCCGTAATAGGACATACACACTTTGCCGTGCTTTACATTGAATGTTATGTAATTGTCATTCAATGTGAAAGACGGTGGATTGGTAGAAAGATGCATGTTCAAGGGCAAAGCCTGTGGTGAATATGCGTTTCCAAAGTTGTCATAGAACAGTTCAGGTGGATATGAATCTGTCATTTCTCCGCAGCAATCCTTACCCATCAAATGATGGAACATGCTTGTTGCAGGGACTGCCAGCACTCCGTCAATGGCTATGGCTATCAACCTATGGAAATCACAAGGCAGTTCAACCCTGTAATCACTGAGGTCATAACTTGAATCCTGGTTGTGTCCTATTACTTTCGGTATGTATTGCATCGGGTTTCCTATCAGCTCCATTGCTTCATAAACCCAATATGCCATGTCACTTAAATTGACATGTTCGTTATATGCCGTATTACGGAAGAAGTTGTTTATGACTTCTTTTGTACTTGTGTATTTTGCTATGAACATCTTATTCGAAGTAGTCTATGTTGGTGTTCTTTAAAAGGGATGCCAGGTTTCTACGGTGTTGACGCAAAGCCTGGAATTTGTACAGGTTCTTTCCCCTCGGTCCTTTCTTACACAGCCAATAAAATCCATACCTGCAATTGTCGCGGTGTTCGTTCAGATGTTTTATCAGTTTGCCTGTTTTCTGGTAATGCCCCCAATCAGTCTTGAGGTTGTTTGATTTATGCAAAAGCCCCATATTCATCTTCAGCTTCTTGACCCGTATCTCACCTAGTTTATAAGGAAGATTCAAAGTAGCTGATTTGAAAAGTATTTCGTCCATCAGTTTTGACATAATGGCGTCTGCTACTTTCTTATATTGAATGGATGACATAGGGGTTACCCTTGTCGAAGCGTCACTGAATTTAGTAAGGGGGTTTCCAGGAGTCATACGGGATACATAATAAGAATAAGAATCCTTCAGGCTTTTATCAGCCTTGTATTTACCCTTTCCCCTTTTTCCCAGTTTAGCCATTAGTCGTCGTCACTGCTTGTGGATGAACTTGATTTTTTCTTTGTACCGGTTGCAGCTGCTCCCAGTTTTCCTGTTACATTACTGTTGAATTGCGTTTCAAATTCATGTGCTCCGCTGTTTGTCCTATCCTGGTATGTCTTCAACGTCAATGTAAGTTCGTTTGTAACCATCTGTATTACGGCGTCTATCAGATGTGAAGACATCGGATAATTGGAATCCCAATCAAAGCATGGCTGGCCTTCACAGTTGTTGTAACTTGCAAGCTCATTGGGCTGCTCGAATACTCCTGATACTGCGACATTCATCATGAATCCTGAATGGTTCAGAAAGTACAAATGGTTGTTGAAAAGGGTTACCAATGGTTTTTTGAATCTTGTATAAGATGCATAAGGAACCCTGGCATAAGGTATGAAATCAAATGTCACACCTCCTAGATTAGGACCTGTGATTCCGGTAATAAGGTCTTTTCCTTTTGATTCAATAGGTTTAGGAATAGAAAGTACTGTCTTATAAACAGCGCATCCCGAAGGAAAGTCCGGCATGAAGGAAGTATCGACTTGCTCGACTTCCATGCATGTGATTGTTTGTATGTTATTATCAGAAAGGTTTTGCCCTTTGTTATACTGCTGTCTAAGCAAAGTAGCCCGGACATTGTCAATCATAAAGGCTACTTGCCTGTCCGTGATCCTGTCATCATCGGTTATCAGGCCGCCTCTGAGTATGGTTTTTATTGTGTATATTATTTCCCTTTGGGTAGCCATTTGTCTTTTGTTTTTTCAATTTGCGGAACTTCTTACGTTCACTAGGATGAAGTGTCAGGAATAATTCCAACCCTTCGTCCTCTCCTTCCAAGCGTTTCATGTTTTTTCAATATTGTTTCTGTTAACCATGATATCAAATAAGCCCAATCCTCTTCCGACTCATCGGTAAGATACGGGGCTCCTATCCATTCCCTTATACGGTATGCCGTATGGAATATCTCGTGTACTAGGCTGCTTGTTGCAGCAGGATTGTCAGGAAGATCATGTAACCATATAAGGAAATTCCCGCTCTTGAACATCATTGCCTTTCCAACCTCTTGGTCATGATCATCAGGATCATGGCAGATATCATCGAGTGTTATGGGAATGGCTTTTGTGGATATGTAAGGAAGCACGTCCTTCTGGGGGCAACCCATGAACACCCATATCTTTATAGGATACTGGGAATGTTTGAACGTGAATCTTGTCATAATCAGTCAAAGAAATTCTTTTGGAAATAACCTTCAAGTCCGGATCCTTTATTCCATAAAAAAGCCTGTGCGGCTTTCTGGTTGGCATATCCCATCATCTTGTGCCATTCATCCGTAGGACAAATCGATGGAAGGAACCTTGTCTTTATACCCCGGTATTCATTGACCTTTTCCTTGTGCAGGTGTCCCATATGGACTTCCCTGTACTTGGTACGGGCAAACATTTCTGGTTGTTCCGTAGCCATTATGAGTGGAAGGTCTGCTACCTTTTCCTTGTCACCGTGCGTGAAGAGTATCATGTTGGTACCATACTCATAGTATGTCCTGAATTCTCCTGAATTGACAATGTTCACTGATTTGCTTCCTTTGAAATATGCAAGGAGCACATCACCTATGTAGAACATCCTTTCAGTATCATGGTTACCTGGGACTACCAATACATCGACGGGTGCCGTAGATGATAGTGCGGTAATAGTAGAAGCCAGTGTTGACCAGTAGTACCTGAACGAGGTTTTCCAATCAACTGAATCTTCTTGCGGCGTGCCACCGGTAGTAGTGTATCTTCGTCCTTCGGAATTCAATCCGTCATTACCTACAGGTAACAGGATCCTTTCAACTCCGAAAGGTTTGCACTTATCAAGAAGTTCAAGCGTACCTTCTATGAACCTGTTGGATATCTCCTCTATATCTCCTTTGCCGAAATGCAGATCCGGGAAACTTATTTCAAGACATATGTTGCCTTTAGGGTTAGGATGTTTGATATCCTTGAACCTTTTGTTTCCCATGGTTTCCATGTCCGCAAGGATTTCCTTTTTGAACAAGTCCCATTGCTGGGCATAGTCGACTTGGAATGTGAGTGATTCCCTCCATTCTCCGTTTGGCAACTGCCATGTTTTAGCTTTTGTAAGAACGCCTTTGAGGTCTTTTTCAAGGAGACTCTCTTTTTGCGGTGCTTGCCTTTTAAGGGATTCTTTTAATCGGCGTGCCGCTGAACGCACTGCTTCATAACTTACATTTAGTAACTTTGCAGTATGCCCGTAATTCCCATCAAGTAGTTCAGGATTCTCCTCCAGATACTCTGACAGCTTCTTTTTTTCCAACATGTTTTAAGGGGAGTTTACCAAAAGTAACTATAAGTTACAACTTTGGCAAGCCCCAAACCTTAAAATAAATGTAAACTATTGATACACAGACTAATAAAATGAATGCGTATGTACAGAATTTATAGAATCCTGGTACATATGTCTTTTCAATCACTTGCACAGTATCTTTTTTCTCAGACAATGTACGGTTATGTTCTACAGTCAATTGTTTCAAACGCAATTCAAGACTGTCACATCCGCCTTCAGCGGTAAGTCTGCCATCCTTGATTGCAACCTTGATATAGGCATTCTTTGATTTGACTTTTACAGGTTTCAATTGTGGAAGACCTGTACTGTCTACAGTTACACGTATGCTGTCAATGACTACACTGTCTTTCATGATATATACAAGTGTATCGCGATACTGGTATGTTACCACGGTACTGTCTTTATATATCCATGTGGTTTGAGGTGTAGTCTTATGACTACAACTTGAGAACAAAAGGAGTATAGCAACTCCAAGGAATAAGTTACGCAGCATTAG